ATATTAATTTTATCCAAACTTGGCAGAATAATATCGTGCTGACCGTATTCTGGTTTTACAAAACTTGAAAACGTAAATTTACTTTTGTGAATTTCAGCTAGTAGATCCCTATTATTTAGGTATTTTACTTTTTTCCCTGTGGGAGTTATCGAAGTAGTCATATTATTATTGTTGTCCTTGTGTTACATTTTAGCAATAAGGAGTTGGTGTTGTCAACCATTATAAGAGCGTTTTATTTATTGGTTAAATACACTATACGAGGAATTATAGAATGCCTATCGAATACGATCAACTTGGGAATGTTATACAGGGAAGTTTGGACAACTCAAATCTATTGGGTCTACCGCCAATGACTAAGGCAGGCCAGGACATGGTAGCCAATATGGGACAACGACTAGTCCCCGGAGTTGCTCCTGGCGCAGAAAAACCAATTCCTCTTCCACCAGTCATAAATGTAAGCGATATTCAGGGTCGTCAACCATTTGATGATATGCGTGTTAGGATTTTAGTGCCACCTAAATATATTACACCATTAACATCTGGTGGCAAGAACGAGTTATTAAATCTAGGTGGCATCATCTTTCCTTATGTTCCTCAAATTAGTTGCGAATTTAAGGCAGATTATACATCTGCTAATCCTATGCACTCTAACTTTCCCGTTAACTTTTATCAAAGAAGTAGTGTATCAACTATTTCTATTAGCGGAAAATTTACTGTTGAAAACGAAAATGATGCTACTGTTTACATTGCTACTATGCATTTGTTAAGAGCGTTAACTAGAATGCGATCAGGTGGAGCAAGTTCGGGCGATGCTGATAGTGGAGCACCGCCACCTGTATGTAGATTATATGCACACGGCGATATGATGTTTAATAATGTTCCAGTGGCTATAACAAGTTTTAGAATGGAAATGCCTGACGGAGTTGATTATTTTACTCTAACTGATGATCCATATTATGGAACAACTGCGGTTCCTATGGTTTCTACAATTGCTATCTCTTGCATGCCAATGTATAGCAGAGATGAAATGCAGGCATTCTCCGTTAGCAAATATCTTACTGCTGCGGATTTTAGAGATAGGGGTTACATGTAATGTCTTTATATAACAAAATTAGTCCTTACTATAGAACAGAAGTTATAAACGGATATCTTGATGTTCTAGAATTTAGAGACTTACCTAACGAACGGGACGATGTTGCGTTTGAAGTTACATCGACCTACGAATACAGACCAGATCTGCTTGCATACGACTTATATAAAGATGCAGGATTATGGTGGGTATTTTCAATTAGAAATAAAAGAATTTTAAAAGATCCTGTCTATGACTTAAAAGCTGGAACAACTATCTATTTGCCAAAACACTCAACAATAAAAAGAGTTTTAGGAATTTAATATGGCCGAAACAGTAATTTCAGATTCTCTTAATAGAAAAACTAATGTCGGTAGCGATAAAACTAATACTGAAGAAGATAAGTTCAAAAAAGAAAATGCACAACAAGTAGTCCAATCAGGTGAGAGAAATGTATTAAACAGCTATCGATCTATTACTTACAATTTTACTCTTGCGGGCCTTAAAAAGGATTATCTTAAAGATCCTAACAAACTAAGAGAAGGTGCGCTGGAATTAATAATTTTAAAATCTGGAGGAAAGGGAGTATTAGGTATAGCTGGTGCAGGTGTAGACTTAAATGAAGTTAGAAAAGCTGGGCAAGAAACTTATGACAAGTTTGATGCACAGGCTAAACGAGCTGCTCAAAGTAATGTAGATACTACAAACAGAAACTTAGAAATGACCGCAGGCTTCAATAAAGAAAGTCCTGGACGGTTTGATATGTTTATTGAAAATGTAGAAATTGAATCTTTAATGGCATTCAATGATGATAGCAATGTAAGTCTTCCTAGTAAAATTAAGTTTGATGTAGTTGAGCCTTATAGTGTTAATGGTTTTATTGAGGCATTGCATGTAGCTGCGGTTAGTGCAGGATACCCAAATTACCAACAAGCAAGTTTTGTTTTAAAAATGGAATTTTGGGGCTACCCTGACACTGATATTGCTGATTTTAAAGATCCTGAAATAATAGAAAATTCCACTAGATATTTTGTTATTGGTTTTACAAACATGGAAGTTGACATCACTGAGCGCGGCACAAGATATCAATGTAGTGCAGTGCCGTATGAAGAACGTGCATTCGGTGAACCAAATTTATTAAAAAAATCAATAAAGATGCACGGAACTACAGTTAATGAAATTTTATCAAATTTAATCACTGCGGTAAACAAGCAAGTTTCTAAGTCCGACGCTGATGGTAAAGAATCTACCAGTAACTCACAACACAACACCTATGCTATTAAATTTAAAAAATGGTCAGATACTGATGGATGGCAAGATGACACGGCTGGCAAGATTGGTAACAGTAAACTGGTAGAAATTTTAAAAGATAACACCTTGTATAAAATGGCAGATCCAGGAGATAATGAAAAGCCAAACGCATACAAAGCAAATAATGCTACACAACCAACACCTAGTCAACAGGCCAAGGCTCCGGAGACTGTAAAATATTCTCCAGGGAAATCAGTTGTGCAGTTTGCAGAAAATACAAACATTCATGACATCATTTCTTCTGTTATTAGGGATAGCGAGTATAGTAGAAATATTCTTAAAAATGTAAAAGGGTCTATTGATCAGTATGGCATGATTGAATATTTTATGGTTAAGATAGAAGTTACTAATAGAGATGTTATTGATGAAGTTAGTAAAAAACCGTTTCAAGAGATTACCTACGTTGTTACTCCTTACAAAGTTCATTACAAAAAACTTCCTAACTACGGGTCTGATTTAGTTAAAGAAGAAGAACTTAAAAAACTAAGTGCTCGAGAGTATAACTTTATCTATACTGGTCAAAATTTAGACGTTATAAATTTTAAACTTAATTTTAATAGTCTATTTTTTGAAGCAGTTCCCATATCGATGGGTAATAAAGATACTCCTGCACAAAAGACAGGTGCTGCTCCTACAAATAGTTCAGCGGTTAAAACTACGGGAACTGATGTAGATACTCAACAGCAAAACGAAGTTCCGTTAAACCCAGTTAAAGCAGATCCAACATATACACAAGTTAATTCTTCTGGTCCTAATGCAGGTCAACCACTAGATGATCCGTATAGTGTGCTGGCCAAGAGTATGCATAATTCTATTATTAATTCTAAAGCAAGCATGATTAGCGGTGAGTTGGAAATTTTAGGAGATCCGTTCTATCTAGTAACCGGCGGTATGGGCAATTTTAGTCCTAAACCTGATGGCAGAGGAAAATATAAAGACGGTTCTGCAAACCATCATTATGGCCAGCTGCTAGTTACAATCAATTTTAGAAATCCAATTGACATTAATTCGTTCGAAAACGGCGGAATGATGTTCTTTGATGCTAAAAGAGTTCCGTTCAGCGGAGTATATCAAGTTACTAAAGTTAATAGCACATTTAAAGAAGGTATGTTTAAACAACGGTTAGATGTTCTTCGAATGCCTGGACAAATTTTAGATCAGAATTTAAAGCCTAGTGACCCTGCAGATCGGCTTAAATTATCACCATCGGTTGAAGATCAAGTAGTTCCTAATACTTCGAGGGAATTGTCACCTAGTCAGCGATTAGATACCCAGTCTGGGTTCAATCAATTAAATCGAGGAACACCTAATCCTGGTCTACCTGGTGAACTTAGTAATTTTACAGGAGCCACTGGCGGTCTTGGCGGCACGGCGTTTCCGTTAATGAATCAAACATATGGACTGGTTTCTAGATCAGGTGCTCTTATGGCCGGGTCTTCTGTAATTGGTCAACCTTTACCTAGTGATGTAGCATCTAACATACGATTGAATACTTCGGGGTTGGGCAATATTGCACAAAGTTCTCTAGCAACATCTGCTATGGTTGCAGTTGCAGCAAATGTTCTCACAGGAAACTTACCTTTAAAGAGAGCAGCAGGAGTGCTTGCAGGAGCAGTTGCAGGATCTGCGATTGCATCAGCTCTTAAGAAACCTAACATAGGATCAGGCATCGGAGAAGGAGCAACTGTGTTTATTCCTCCGTCAACTGCACTGCCCTCATCACCTACTGCAAATGATATTAAGTTTGGGGCAAATATTGACGCATCAACATTGCCGGTCGGATCTTTAAATAACATAACAGGAGTTGTTTCACAGATGGGATCGTCTGCAATGGAAGCAGTTACCAGTATAGGTAAGGGCGCCGGCGAACTTGTTAATGGAGTAAAGGATAAGATTTCTGCACTGACTGCTACTCCTGCAGACCCACAAGGGATTGGTGCAAAAGTCGGGCTTGATGTTTCTAAGTTGTCTGGATTGGATCCGAGACTTCAAAGCAATGTTCTTGGTCAAGTTAATACATTAGTTCAAAGCATTCCTCAAAATGTTAATTTAAATCAAGCATTAGATTCTGGAGTAGCTGTTGGAAGTTTTACAGCTAACCAAATTAAAAATATTCCTCCAAGTGCTCCGTATTCCGCCGCTCCTAAACCCGAAGTAGACACGGCATTTATTAATCAAGTTGTGGCAAAGGGAGGAATTCCTGCTTTGGAAAACTTATACGGAGTTAATAATATTAACAAACTTTCTACAAATATGATTCCTCCTGATGTAGTTAATTCTGCCCTATTAAGTGCGTCCGCAGGCCTTAGGAATCCCTTGTCAAATATTCCCGGCAGCTTTAATTTAACCGATGCAACGGTATTAAAAAATAAAATATTTTCTGCTCAGACTCAGTTAAACGGAATTACAGGGCAACGTAATGTAGCTGATAACAATATTGCAGGATCAGTCGGTGCTCGATTGGGCAGTATTTCATCGGGGCAAAGTCCTCTTGATAAATTAGTTACTAACATAGGTAAAACAAATTTACCTCCATACGGAATAAACAATCCGACTATAGGTTCAAACAATGCAGAATGAAAAACGAACACGCTCAAAACTACCAACTCCTGGTCCGTTTTTAGCAGAGGTTACTAATCACCTTGATGTCACTTACATGGGTAGTCTCGAAGTGGCATTAGTTAAAGGTATGCCAAATTCTGCAACACTTGAGGGCGATACGTATGTTGTAAGATACTTGAGTCCCTTTGCAGGAAATACCTCCATTAGATTTGAAGGAAATAACAGTAGCGACTTTAACGATGTTCAGAAGAGTTACGGATTTTGGATGATTCCGCCTGATGTAGGAACTACTGTAATGGTAATTTTTATTGACGGAGATCCTAACCAGGGATATTGGTTTGGATGTGTATCAGATGTATTTCAAAACCATATGGTTCCCGGTATTGCAGCCAGCAAACAAACCGCATTAACGAAAGAACAGTTAGACAAATACGGAACAACATATTTGCCTGTTGGTGAGTTTCATAAAGGTTCTAAAAAATTAGAAAATCCAAACGTTGATCGTTTTTCTAAACCTATACATCCATTTGCAGATAGATTATTGCAACAGGGATTATTGTTAGATACTGCTCGAGGCGTTACATCAAGTGGTGCCCGTCGAGAAGTGCCTAGCGGAGTTTTTGGAATATCAACTCCAGGACCACTTGATGATAGCCCCGGTGCAAAACGAGGAAAAATTGGATACAATGGAAATTTGCAAGCTCCGGTAAGTCGGTTAGGTGGTTCCTCATTTGTAATGGACGACGGCGATGTTAACGGACAGAATGAATTAGTTAGACTGCGAACACGAACTGGTCATCAAATTCTAATGCACAACAGTCAAGATTTAATTTACATAGGAAATAGTAAAGGAACTTCTTGGATTGAAATGACCAGCAATGGTAAGATTGACATATATGCTCACGATAGTGTAAGTATTCATACTGAGTCAGATTTTAATTTCCGTGCCGATAGGGATATCAATTTTGAAGCAGGTAGAAATATTAATATTAGAGCTGGCAAGAATATGGAAACAAATATTGCTGGCTATTATTATCTTATTGTAGATAGTGAAGCTAAGATATCAATAAGGAACACGCTTGATCAAACAGTTGGCGAAGATACAAAAATAACCATCGGCGGTAAACTTGACTTAGCAGTTGTTGATAATTTAGTGGCCACGGCTGGTGGTGGTTTAGACCTTGGTGCAGAAGATGAGATTAGAATTGGCTCTTCGGGCAATTTAAACTTAGGTTCTAACGGGTTTATACTCGGCTCAGCTCAGCAAGTTCATTGGAACGGACCTAGTGCAGAAGCACCTGCATCGGCAGCAGCCGCAGATGTTCCTCCGCAACTTACATTGTTTGCGTTACCCAATAGAACAATTAGTGCAGGTTGGTCTAATGGTAGTTTTTATAAAACTGCCGATCTTAAGAGTATTATGCAACGTGTGCCAACACACGAACCGTGGCCGCAGCACGAAAATTTTAATCCCCAACAGTTTACACCAGAAGCAACTGATGTTACTCTTGGCACACAGCCCGGCTCACCTAGAGCTGCCGCAGGTGTTCCGCCTAACCCGGCTAGTGAAACACAGGCTCCTGCAAATCAACCAGAAGTTGTTCCAGGCACATGTAATCCAGAATTTGCAAAAGACATCAATTCTAGTTCAGCAGCCCCTGGCATCGCGGCGCTTAAAGCAGCCTGCGCCAAATATGGCCTAACAAGTCCATACGCTATTGCAGCTTTGTTAGGTATTGCAGGCGGTGAATGTCGCTGGAAGCTAGTTGAAGAAGGCTTTAATTATAGTGCAGATAGGCTGTTACAGGTATTCCCTAGTGTGTTTAAAGGAGATAAAGCACTAGCTCAACAATATGCAGGCAATCCTAACAACATCTTGCCTGAATTTTTATATGGATATCAAAGTTCTAAAGGAAAGGGACTAGGAAATGTCTTACCAGGAGACGGTGGCAAATATATAGGACGGGGTTATATTCAGTTAACTGGTCGGGCAAATTATAAACGCTACGGCGAAATGGTAGGACAAGATCTTCTCGGTAATCCTAAGTTGTTAAGTGATCCTATAATTGCAGCAGAAGTAAGTGTCAAATACATGCTTGATCGTTGCAAAGTGTCTCAAACAGAACCTAGTTACTTTGAAGCAGCATGTAGGTCAGTTGGTTTTAATACAGCTGATATTAAAGCTAAGAAAACAGGTTACTACGAATGTTTCCTGGGACAATTAACTGCTAAAACTTTTAGTTCTGGATCAGGTGGCATTGTTACAGACAGTAGCGGAAACCCTATAAAAACAGGACAATAAATATAAACTATGCCTTATAAGAATATTGAAATTAACAGAGCCAGTTATAGTAGTCAGCACACAGCGAAAGCTAGTCAATTCTATAAAGGGTTCAGCACGGTTAATCCTGATAGTCAAGGGTCGAAGCTCTACGACTTTGAATTAATTAAGCAAGACATCATTAATCATTTCAATACAAGAAAAGGTCAGCGAGTAATGAATCCTGAGTTTGGCACAATTATATGGGACCTAATAATGGAGCCGTTAACTCCGCAGGTAAAAGATTTATTAACACAGGATATTAAAACTATTTGTTCTTTTGATCCTAGGGTTTATCCTATGCAAATAGATATAAACGAATATGAGCAAGGCTATCTTGTAGAAATTACAGTGGCTTTAAAAAATACCAACCAATCGACAACAATGAAATTAGCATTCGATCAAAAGGTTGGGCTAAGAGTGCAATAATAATATACCTAGTTAATTTTTCCAATAAATACGGTATCAACAAAAGTTATGATTCCTTCAACTACTAACAAACTATTAGGCAGCGAAGATTGGAAGAAAGTTTACCAATCATTCAGAAGCGCCGACTTCAAAAGCTACGACTTTGAAACACTTCGTAGAACAATGATTTCTTATCTCCAGGAAAATTATCCTGAGAGTTTCAACGATTTTATCGATTCGAGCGAGTATATTGCTTTAATTGACCTTATTGCTTATCTGGGGCAAAATCTAAGTTTCCGTATTGACTTAAATGCCCGTGAAAACTTCTTAGAAACTGCACAGCGCCGTGACAGCATTTTGCGTTTAGCACAGCTGGTAAGTTATAATCCTGCTCGTAATGTTCCTGCAAACGGTTTTTTAAAAGTAACAGCAGTTTCTACAACTGATAATGTTATTGATTCTAACGGAACTAATCTAGCAAATACAACTATCGGCTGGAATGATTCAACTAATTCAGACTGGTATCAACAATTTGTTAATATTATGAATTCTGCAATGAGTTCAAATTTTGGAAATCCTACTGATCGTAAAACAATCGACGGCATTATATCTGAGCAATATAGAGTCAACAGTGCAAATACAGATGTTCCGATCTATAGCTATTCAAAAACAATTAATGGAACTTCGATGAATTTTGAAGTAGTTCCTTGCACGTTTGCTGGTAAAGAATATATTTACGAAGAATCACCATCGCCTGGAAACCCATTTAGCTTAATTTATAAGAATGATAGTAAAGGTTCTGGCAGTAACAATACAGGATTCTTTGCTCATTTTAGGCAAGGCACAACGAGCATTGCTTCTTTTGCTCTCGACAACCCTGTTCCTAACGAAATCGTAGGAGTAAACACTCCTGATATTAACAATACCGATGTTTGGTTATGGCAGCTAGACAACGAAGGTAACTTTTCAACCCTGTGGACGCAAGTTCCTGCACTAATTGGTAACAATGTTATCTACAATAGTGTAAACAAAAATATAAGATCTATCTATGCAGTAGGCTCTAGAGATGAAGACCAAGTCGATTTGAATTTTGCCGACGGAGTGTTTGGCGACTTACCTAAAGGACAGTTCCGTTTGTTCTATAGACAAAGCAACGGGCAAACTTATGTAATTAAGTCAGAGCAAATGAGCGGAATTATCATCTCTATTCCTTATTACAATTCAATAGGGCAAACTCATACCTTAAACTTAACTTTAAGTTTACAATACACTGTGACTAACAGCTCCGGTCCTGAATCTAATGCAAGCATACAGACTAAGGCTCCTCAAGCATACTATACTCAAAATAGAATGATTACTGGAGAAGATTATAATATTGCTCCTTTAACTGCCGGAACTGACATTCTTAAAGTAAAGAGCATTAACCGTATTTCTAGTGGATTAAGTAGATACTACGAGTTGTCTGATGTTAGCGGAAGATACAGCAGAACTAACGTGTTTGCTAACGATGGTATTTTATACAAAGAAAGTAAAGAAGAAAATTACGAATTTACTTTTGAAAGCAGAAATCAAGTCTTATCTGTAATTAAAAATGTAATAGCCCCTATAGTAAGTGCGGCCAGTATGCGTTCATTATATATTGATACGTATTCTAAACCAGAACTTTTAACATTATTGTTAACATGGACGGAAGTTAATGCCACTCCTGGTCAAAGTAGAGGCTATTTTAGCAATGCCGCCGGTGCTTATCCTGTAGGTATCTACTCTGAAAATAATTTAAATTATCTAGTTCCAGGATCAATTGTTAAATTTAATGCGCCTAGCGGAAAGTATTTTGATTCAAAGAATAGACTTCAGTATATTCCAACAAGTGGAATTCCTACATTAGGCAAGGCCTATATCTGGTCTACAATAAAACAAGTTATAGGTGATGGATCAAATGGTGGTGCCGGTGCACTTGAAGATGGTACAGGCCCTATAATTTTTGCAACTAAAGTTCCTACAGGCGCTATCCCTGCAGAAGTTGTTCCAAAATATCCTAGCCTATTGGGCTACTCTGTTGAAAACGAAATTTCTAATATTTGTATGACACAAAGAAATTTTGGTGTAACTATTGATTCGGTAGATAGAACTTGGAGTATCATACTTAATTCTAACTTAGATACAATTAGCCCCTTTAGTCTTGCAGGACAAAATGATGTGCAAGACCTTGGACTTGATGCCAGCTGGTTAATTGCATTTGTGTGGACCGGCAATGGTTATCAAATACGGTATAGAGGATTAGATTATATATTTGAAAGTCAAGAAGAAACATCATTCTTTATTGATAATTCTTCAATCAATTATGATTTTATAACCAATACTGTTGTTAAAGATAAAATTGATGTGCTATCAATAAATTATTTGCCAGCTGCTACGACTTCCCTAGGAGTCGATTATGCTTGGCAAATTGACGGATCTGTTACTGAATATGACGGATATGTTGAACCTAGAAAAGTAAGAGTAAGTCCTTATGATTATAACAATACAGGACAACTAGTTGATCCTACTTCGTTTGAAAAGATTGTAGGATCTGGATTTGTTTATTTTAAAAAGTTATCTGACGGTACTCGGTATGAACTTACTACTGACATAAGAGATGCACTGGAAAGTGAATCAAATTTTAATTCTTATCGTCTATCTTTAGTTAATACAGAAATTCCAGTTCAAGACGGCGACCTATTTTATTTTTATAACTCTGATGAAAATATAGT